AACCACCGAGAATTACAGTAAAAGAATTTGAAAAATATACAGATATGTTACTTGCAGGAGTAGAAATTATAAAAGCACCAATTGGATCATCATTAATAGAACAATTAAAAGATCATTTAGAAGAATATTGTACTAACGATTCAGCAGCAACAACAAATAAAGAAGAAATATTTTTAGGAAATGTATGGACATCAGAAGGCAAACATCATTTTATATTTAATAAATTTTTTCATGGTTATTTACAAAGAAGAAAGTGGCCAGAGAAACATCAAACTACACAAGATTTATTAATTCAACACTGTGGTTGTAAGGATGATAGAATTTATATAGGTAAGAAAAGACCAAGTGTAATGATAGTAGATGCATTTGAAAAACCAGAAAAAGTATATCAACAAAAACAACTTAAACCGAAGGATTCATTTTAATGAAAATGAGATGTTTTATAGAAAGTTTTATTGATGTAGGTAGTGGATTAATACTAGCTATTCTTATTCAATTATACATTTTTCCATTTTTTGGCTTATACCCAACAATATGGGACAGTATTCACATTGCATTAATATTTACTGTAGTTTCTATTATTAGATCAGCAATATGGAGAAATTTTTTTAGAAAAATATGAAAACGATTGTATTAGGACCACCAGGAACTGGAAAAACTCATACTCTTTTAAATAAAGTAGATGATTATTTAAAAGAAACTGATCCAGATAAAGTAGGTTATTTTGCATTTACTAGAAAAGCAGCAAACGAAGCGAAAGATAGAGCTGTTAAAAAATTTAATTTAACAGAAGATGATCTTCCATATTTTAGAACATTACACTCATTAGCATTTAGACGTTTAGGAATTAATAAAGAAAACGTTATGCAACGTAGACATTATGAAGATTTAGGAAAGAAGATTCAAATACCTATAGATTATAACGATTGGGATGACGAAGAAACTGGTTTGTTTACTACAAAGAGCGATTACCTAAGAATTATCAATCTTGCAAAATTAAGAAACATTACGTTAGATCAACAATTCAATTTAAAAGAACATACTCAAAAATTAGAATATAATAAACTTGTTATTATAGCTAATGAATTAGACAGATATAAAAAAGACTATGGACTTATAGATTATAATGACATGATATTAGATTTTGTTAAGTCAGATAAATCTCCCAAGTTTGAAGTGGTATTTGTTGATGAAGCACAAGACTTATCTCGAATGCAATGGGATATGGTTGATAGTTTTAATACACAAGATTCTTTTATTGCAGGAGATGATGATCAGGCAATATTTAGATGGGCAGGAGCGGATGTGGATTCCTTTATTACACAAAAAGGAAAAATTTTAAATTTAACTCAATCAATGAGAATACCTAGAAAGATTCATGACTATGCTATGAAAATTATAGAAAGAGTTTCCAACCGATTACACAAAGAATGGAAACCAAAATCACATGAAGGAGCAATTAGTAAATATTGGAATTTTGAAGATATCAATATGAATAAAGGAAACTGGTTAGTTCTAACTAGAACAAGATATCAATTAAAAGCTTTGGAAGAAGTTTTAAAAGAAAAAGGATTATATTTTGAAGACAGGTTTAATAAATCTTATGAAAAAAATATTCAGGAAGCAGCACTTAACTGGGAGCATTTAAGAAGAGGACAATTATTACACTATAAAGATATTATGAATATATCTCAGTACATGAGTCCAGCTAATTGGGAAAAAAATAAATTAAAATCATTATCTAAAGAATCATTCTATGGAATAGACCAACTAACAAGTGGACATGGACTTAATACCAAAAGTACTTGGTACGAATGTTTTGATAATGCTGGATCAAGAAGAATTACTTACATTAGGAAAATGAGAGCTAATGGAGAAGAATTAAACAGAGAGCCACGAATTAAATTATCTACTATTCATAGTGTTAAAGGTGGAGAAGAGGATAATGTAGTTATATTACCAGACCTTACTATGAATACTCAAAAATCTTATGAAAGAAATCGGGATGATGAAAATAGATTATTTTATGTGGGTGCAACCAGAGCAAAAGAGCATTTACATATTGTAAGACCTAAAGATGAAAACAAAGCATTTCCAATGGGGGATGTGTGATAAACCCTTGGTCTGAAGAAGCTAGAAAGAGAGCTAGAAAAAAATGGAGACAAAGTCCTAAAGGTAAAGCATGGGACAAAGCTTATAATCAACGACCAGAAGTTAAAGCAAGAAGGCATGAAGAATATATTAAACGATTAATTAAGGAGTGTGCTGATGAAGGAAAAAATATATAAAAAGCAGATAGGCGGAGACCACTATAAATCTATGGTTATTCAGCCATCAGAATTTATTAACAGAAATAATATTCCTTTTGCAGAGGGCAATGCTATAAAATATTTATGTCGTCACAAACAGAAAAATCAAAAAGAAGATTTATTAAAAGCTAAACATTATATTGACATGGCCATCGATAGAGACTATCCTGAAGAAGTGAAAGAGATAAAAAAAGAAAATAAAAATTCATGGGGTATAGTTAAGTAATGCAAATTCCTCTTTTTAAACCACAAACCGAATGGCTACCACCAACAGAATTTCCAGATTTATCAAAGCACGATGAAATAGCAATTGACTTAGAAACAAAAGACCCAGATTTAATAAAAATGGGTTCAGGTTCAGTTACTAAACGAGGAGATATAACTGGAGTAGCTGTAGCTGTTAAAGGATGGTCAGGTTATTATCCAATCGCTCATGAAGGTGGTGGTAACATGGATCGTAAAAAAGTCTTGAAATGGTTTCAAGGTGTATTATCTACACCAGCAACAAAAATATTTCACAACGCCATGTATGACGTTTGTTGGATTAGGGCCCTAGGTTTAAGTATTAACGGTAAAATAGTGGACACGATGATTGCATCGGCCTTAGTTGATGAGAATCAAATGCGTTATGACTTAAACAACTGCTCTAAAAGATACACTGGAAAGACAAAGAATGAAACAGATTTATATGCAGCAGCACGTGATTGGGGAGTTGACGCCAAGGCAGAAATGTATAAACTACCTGCCATTTATGTTGGCGCATATGCAGAAAAAGACGCTGAACTTACACTAGAACTTTGGCAAGAACTTAAAAAAGAAATTTTACACCAAGATATACAATCTATTTTTGATTTAGAGACTGAATTATTTCCTTGCCTTGTTGATATGCGTTTTTTAGGAGTTCGTGTAGACGTAGAACAAGCTCAAAAATTAAAAGAAGAGCTACATAAAGAAGAAAAAGAATTATTACAATTAGTAAAAAAAGAAACACAAGTAGATGTTCAAATATGGGCAGCGAGATCCATCGCGCAAGTTTTTCAAAAACTGAACCTACCATATGACTCAACCGAAAAAACAAATTCTCCATCATTTACAAAAAACTTTCTTCAAAATCACCCCCACCCACTAGTGAAAAGAATCGCCCGAGCCAGAGAAATAAATAAGGCCCATACCACATTTATTGATACCATATTAAAACATAGTTTCAAAGGTAGAATTCATGCAGAGATTAATCAATTAAGAGGAGATAATGGAGGAACGGTAACTGGAAGGTTTAGTTATTCAAATCCAAATTTACAGCAAATACCAGCACGCAACAAGGAACTTGGACCACGGATTAGGTCATTATTTATACCCGAGGAAGGCCATACATGGGGTTGTTTTGACTATTCTCAACAAGAGCCTAGGCTGGTAGTGCATTATGCAACTTTACAGAATCTCTATGGGGTGGACGAAGTATTAAATGCTTATCATGAGGGAGACGCAGATTTTCATGACATCGTAGCAGATATGGCAGAGATACCTAGAAGTCAGGCCAAGACTATAAACCTTGGTCTGTTCTATGGTATGGGTAAAAATAAATTACAAGCTGAACTAGGAGTAAGTAAAGATAAAGCTGAAGAATTGTTTAGACAGTATCATGGCAAAGTTCCATTTGTTAAACAACTTATGGATGCTGTAATGAGAAGAGCACAGGACTCTGGTAAGATTAGAACGTTGCTGGGTAGACTATGCAGGTTTCATTTATGGGAACCAAATCAATTTGGGATTCATAAGGCATTGCCTCATGATCAAGCGCTCATGGAACACGGACCAGGGATTAAGCGTGCTTATACATACAAAGCTTTGAATAGATTGATACAAGGATCAGCTGCAGATATGACAAAAAAATCTATGATAGATTTACATAAAGAAGGAATTATTCCACACATTCAAGTTCACGATGAATTAGACATATCAGTCAATAATAACGCAGATAAAATAAAAGAAATAATGGAACAAGCAGTTTCTCTTGAAGTTCCTAATAAAGTAGACTATGAATCTGGACCAAATTGGGGTATAATAAAATAAAAACGGAGGAAACTATGGAAATAGTAAACAAAATAATTGCAAAGGTTAAATCCGATAGAAAAGTACAAATCGGTGTAGCTGTTGCTATCGTTATCATTATAATTTTAGCTAAATAATTTATGATACATGGCCTATCTAAATGCAAATATTCCTGTGATTTATTCACAGATCAGAAGAGAATATCTTTATGATCTCAAAAGTCACCATGGAGAAGTGGAAGACTGCATTATATTTGGCCTGGCATCAATTACAGGGCGCCCTATACTCTTTCATTGTATTATGGAAAATGGTGCTGTCTTTTACAGGCTACCAATTTCAGCGTTTATACAAAGAGGGTTTGACCCAAAAGAAGTACCTAGGCGTAGACTTGATGAGCTGGAGTTATGGAACTGTTTTAGTTATTATCCTGCTATTACTTCTTACGATATTTTAGACGGACAATCAGGTAAATATTTTGGAAAAGATAAAAAAATATATCCTGGAGCATACTTATTTACTGTTGACTGGGCTCACCCAGAGAGTAATATAGTAGATACTGATCATTCAGAAATCCCGCACGAACATAAGTGCGCACACATACTTGCGTTAGATGACGGCAATTATGCGGCACAGCCAAACAATAGATTAATTTGGGACATACCATCATTCACGGTTAAGGATGAAATTCCTGACTGGAAAGTGCAAACGAGTGAATGGAATGTTGAAGACACTCGTAAATGGAAAACGGAAGACACGGATAGATTCTTTTACGAAATTGAGGAGAAAAAACATGATTAAAAATTTATGGGACAAACTTGTTAGTTGGCTTTTTAGTTGGCAAAAAGAAGAAAAAGATCCACATTTGAAATTATACGAAGATGTTCCTAAGCCAGAAATAAAAGTAGTTTGTGAAAAACATCCAGACACTTATAAAAAAACATGTCCTTCTTGTAGAGGGGCTGCAAATGGCTAAATGTAAAAATTGTCAGTGTGATTGTCACTGTGATAGTGGAATGCATTTACCTGAAGATAATTTAGATAAAGGTGGAGCATGTGTATGTGATAATTGTAAGTGTAATAGTAAAAGAACTTACAAAAATCATAAAGAATGGGCCACTGATATGTCTTATGAAAATAATGGTGGTCTTGTTATTGATGACACTGGGGAATGTGAATCGTGTCAATAGGAGGTAAAGTGAATTATTATTTTACAGGAATACTAATTATACTAATGACACTGTTAGCTTTATTTGGTGGACCAAAAGCATGGGGAGGATCAACTCAAACAAACACTTCTGGATCTAACACAGCAATTGAAGGTGGATACACATCAACTGCTACAACTACATATCAATCAGGTTCAGAATCTACATCTACAACTAACAACACTACAAATTCAGATATAAGATCTGCACCACCATCAGCATCAGCGCCGTCTTATAATTCTATGACACAGGATGTTTGCGCTGTAGGTGTTTCTGCAGGAATACAGACTTTTGGATTAGGTATATCTGGTGGAAAACATGTAATAGATAAAAATTGTGAAAGATTAAAATTAGCAAGAATTTTAAATGACTTTGGTATGAAAGTAGCTGCGGTTGCTATTCTTTGCCAAGATGAGCGTGTGTTTGAATCAATGATACAAGCAGGCACTCCTTGTCCAATTGATGGAAAGATTGGTAAAGAAGCTAAAGCATTGTGGTCTAAATATGATCATGAAAGACCTGATTACGATATTTATATAAAACGTATGAAACAAAGAGAAAAAAAAGAAAAAGAAATAGCCAAAAAAATAGCTAAAGAACAAGAAAAAGAACAAGAAAAAATAACTAAAGAATTTGAATCAATAGAACTAAACACTACTTTTGATAAAAAAGTACAAGAAAAAATTAAAAAGAAAATAGAATGGAGTAATCCTAAATGATTTGGTTAACAATAATGATGATAGGAGTGGGATATGCGGTTTATCGTATTAATAAGTTTGCTGACGATGTTAACCCTTACAACTTCAGCAGAAGAAATAACGACAGGTAATCTACTACCTAACGGCACTGGTTCTGCCTCTAATTTACAATCTGTAGACACTACAATACCAAACGTACAATCAAGTTGTTCATCTTTTACGTCTGTCAATACTACATGCACAAATTCAAATTGGAATTACCAGGAAGTAGAAGTAGGTAGTACATCATCAGGTACAGGGACGTTAAATTATCAAGGATCTTTAGTTAATGTTGCAACTGGCGATGAAACTAGTACTCAGGCAATGTTAGATAATGGTATTACATTAGATTCTACAACTGTTATTCAAAACTGTGAGTGGTCTGGATCATCTAGCGCATGTGGTCAAGCTCAATCAGGCAGAGATACATTTAAAACTACTGTTAAAATACTAGACTCCGATGGCGAAGTATTATCTCAAGTGGATCAGATAAGAAATACAGACTCAGGATATTATGCAAATGCACATAAATACACGGATCAAGTTATATATAATGGAAGTGGCTCTAATAAATTTGATTGGACCTGGACTGGTATAGATGGTGATTCTACTCCAGTAAATTTAGGTGGACCTAATTTGTTAGGTGCTAAATTAACAATGACTTATGACAATACAGTTATAGAAAATGAAATTATTGAAGAAATAAGTGAAATATTTGAAGAATTACAAGAAGAAATATTTGAAGAGTTTACATTTGAATATATTGAAGAAATGTTTGAAGAGTTTACACTTATAGCACCCCCTATGGAAGAAATTATGGAAGAAGAATTTGAAGAAATGACCTTTGAACCAATGCTTATAATTATGGAAGAAATTCCTATGGAAGAAGAAATATTTGAGGAAGAAATAGTTATGGAAATGGAAGAAATGCCTATGGAAGAAGAAATAAGCACTTCTTTTTTTACAATGATAATGCCACAAGAGGAGGAAATATATGAAGAAACAGAGGAAATCATTGCAAGCTTCTTACCGATGGTATCTCAAGAAGAAGAAATGGTTATGGAGGAAGAAGAAATTATTGAAGAAAAACCAATGATGAAAGAAGAAACTGTAATGGAAGAAGAAATAATGGAAAAAGAACCAAAGACCATGTCTCATAGTTTTCCACAAGAAGAAGAAATAATGGAAGAAGAAATGATAGAAGAAGAATCAGAAGAAATGGTTGAAGAAGAAGTAATGGAAGAAGAAACTACTGAAATGGCTGAGGAGGAAGCTGT